GTAAAACGTCAACTTCACTTGACCTTGTGACTTTTCATCCGGCAATATTTGCCGCACTGCCATGAACCGATCACCCGTTGACAGTTCAACCGGGCCTGATTCCGCGTAACGCGTGGACGTGATAGGGGTTCCGTTATCCGTCCATCCGTTTTCGTGCTCGTACAGATAGCCATCCGTGCCAACCGCCAAAGGATTTGTGAATACGCCTGAATCCGTCCAGCATGTGCGGGCTAACGCGCCAATCGCCCAATGGTTCTCGCGATAATTCCAAATGATGTACCGATCACACTCATTGCTATCGGCTGACGGGTAAAACCACCACACTTCGCCAAACGCTGAATTGTGGCCTGAGTAAATCTTCGCCACTTGATCAAGGTTGATGTCCGTAAACACATAATCGCCAACTGAGCAAGGTAACGGTTGCAGCTGGCCGTTAAATAGGAAAAACGATTTGTCGCTCATCCATACCGCACCACCCTCAATCACGGCAACGGCTTGCGGGCCAATCAAACCGCAAAACGAACCAACCTTTTCCTGACCATAAACCAATGGCGGCCCAAGGTAGTTCATAACATGGGCATCAGTCTCGGTAAGGATCAAGACCTGTCCGCGAACGCGCTTTGCCGCCAAGATGCGGCCGTTAGTCTGTAACTCTAACGCGCCCGCGGTATTCGTTCCTGATGGCGTCCAAACCGTGTTGTCCTCTTGATCTGACCATTGCACTAAACGCGGGTTACCGCCAGCGCCAAGGGCAAACAGGTAACGCTCTGGCGTGACAATGAGTGCCGTGTTATCGGTTGGTGCGTTTGTGATGACAGCGGCAAGCGATCCAACGTTGTTTTGCCACTCGTAAAGTTTTCCGTCTGAGTTGGCACACGCCACAAGATACTCGCCCCAGTTATCAAGCGACCAGGTTGTGGCATCGAGTTCCGCGCCAACGCTTCGCTTCGTTCCGTAAGTGGATGCGCCGTAATTGGCTGCGCCGTAACCGTAACCCGTGAACGATGATGATCGTCCAGTGATATAACCGGATGGCGTGATGTTGTAAAAGTTTCCGCCATTCCAAACGTAAAGTCTGGAGTGCGTTCCCACGGCAAGCCAACGGTCATAATCGTTATCCCGCCAACTGAACATGCCACGCGCTGAACCTGTAAACGTATCGCCTGACGCTTTCACCCACCCGCCAACAGGCCGCATGGTTCCTTCGTACCACCTAACCAAATTTGCGTCCCAATACCTACCAGCGGCCTGGTAATTGGTGCCGTTCCTGTATACGCCTGGTGGTATTTTTAGCGGTGCAAGCATGGTTATCTCATCATAAGTGCTTCAGCTTCACGTCTGCGCGTTAAGCCACGCATAACGCGTCCGCGTGCCTTGTTCCACTTTACGCACTCCTCTCGCGCGCCAGCCCAATCGCCGGCGTCCACACGTCGCTTAAAAATTGAAATCCGATAATTGCCCAAGCCACAATTGTAGACCCATGACAGGACAGCGGCGAATCGGCGCGGCGCTGCGGAAAGTATGGTGGGCGATGCTTTAATGAGTGCCATGGCAAAGTGCCGAAGATGAGCGTCTAAACGGCTTTCGCATTCCGCCATCGTCCAAACGGTTGTTGGCGTAACGTCTGGACCTGTTGTGCCAAAACCTATCGTCCAAGGATCGCCACCGCTACCAGGATCAGGGTAAGCCGCCACATGGCCATCGGGTAAACGCTTTGCGCATCCCTCAAATGGGATGACTAGTAACGTTTTGGCGATTTGGATGCCTTCGTTCATTTGCCGTACTTCTCAATCGAGCGACCAACAAACCAGAATGAAATGCACATGCTGAATAAACCAAAATCGTCAGAGTCCCATGTTTGCGTCAGCACTTCAGACCAACTGGCGTTCGTTTGAAAGGCAATGCAAAGCGCCGCAACTTTGACTGCGGCATACATGAAAAACAACGCCCAAGTGATGCCAGGTCTAACTAATGCACTGATGGCCGCCACAAACCAACCGGCCGATTTGGCGGTTTCAGCTTGCTCATTGAACGCTGCCTTGATGGCGTCCAATTGTGCAATGGAATGGTCAACGTACTTTTCTTCCATCTTAAATTGACCACGCATCTTTTCCAAATCCGTTTGGAGTTGGAACATGTTTAATTCGTGGTTGCGCTCGTTCTTCTTATCCATGAACTTGAGAATCTCTGGCGCGAGTCGGAATAGTCCGCCAAAGATCGAACCAAGTAAGCCACCGGATAAAAGATCAAACATGTCAGTGGAAAAGTTTTAAGTTAGTGTTGACAAGCAAAAGAATGATTGCGCCGGCTGATGCAATCAATATTTGCTCTAAGCGTTTAAGTCTTGCATTGATGCCTGCGTAACGCTCGGCGCAGACCGCCTCATGAGTTGACAATTTAGCCTCCACGTCTTTAGCGCTAGCATTAGCATCCATGGTTTACGCTCCAATCGAGTCGCCGCCAATGCTGTTAGCGGTGACAACTTCAACAATGATTTCTTCCGTAGCAGTCACCGGATAAGCGCACTCCACCCACGCTTTATCGCCGTGATTCCAGTTCCACTGGTAGCCTGCCCTGTCTTGTGGCTTTGGATCACGGATGACCCACTCACTTCCCCACCACACCACTTCCTTGCCATCAGGACAGGCAGGTGCATCAGGGACTTCGATCCAGCCTTCAGTGCCATCTGTCTCAGGCTTTGGTATTGATCCTAGTTTGCTGTAGAGCATGATGTTGTCCTATTGCAGCGGGAAGGGTGCTGTTGGTAGCGCAAGCGTATTGGTTCCGTTGAACACCATCTTGCCTGCATTGCCTCCAGTACCTTCAACGTAACGGGCATAGCCTTTGGTGATGCGAAGGTCGTCGATGTAACCGTTGAAAGCAGGATTGGACGAATCAGGTTCATCACCAACACGAAAACCTACCGTACTGTTGGTATATGAACCAGTCACCGTCGCAGATGTGGTTTGAGTCCCGTTTAAAAACAAGCGTAGAGTGTTGCCTGATCTTGTCACGGCGTAATGATTCCAAACCCCAGTATTAACAGTCCCTGCGACACCTGTTAGCGTCCCTGTGCTGCCATAAAAGAAAATCCCGTTTGACCTAACGTATGCAGCCCACGCTGAAGTATTCCCATCTACGTTAGCGTTATTACATCCCATTAACCCCGCATACGATGTAGAACTTAATGAGTTGGCATAAAACCAGCACTCAACCGTAAAATCTCCGGTTCCAAAGTTGTAGTTTTGGTTTGCGTCAACAGGTGCAAGAAGATAATCACCCGTCCCATCAAACGCAATCGACCCAGTACCCCACTTGCTCTGTGTTGTGCTGATCTGTGCATTGCCAACCGTCTGAAGATCGTTCTTCGCAGTGGCATCGACGACACCAGCGTTGGTGAAGTTGAGTAAATAAGCCGTGTTGGTAATAGCAGTGAAAGGTGTTGTTGGAACAGTAATGCTCGTGTTACTAACTCCATAAACATCGGAACCCTTAACAACACGCAAGCCAGATAAGTAACCGTTTAGATAGTCGCCATTGTTAAACCTACCAGTGGTGATCACTCCCGTTCCCCATTGATCTTCCGTGGTAATTGTTCCATTGGCTACTCTAGTTCCATTAAGCCAAATAGAAACAGTCGTTCCTGAGCGACCCCATGCAACATGATTCCATTGATTAAGTGTTAGTCCAGTTGATCCAGCAATACTTGTCCCGTTCCTTGACAAATATCGTGGGTAGCCTGTGGTTCCGTTTATGCGCCATACAGTGTAATAAGTCCCATCAAAATCTGTTCCGTATATTTGCATGTCACTTGAAAATGAAAGCGGATATACCCAGCATTCAACTGTATTGGTTGTGTTGTAAAGATTAAGCGCAGTGACATTAGGGGTTGTTAAAGAATCCCCACTCCCATCAAAGTACCCGCTACCACCCACTGCGGCAGCACTGTAGGAGGACGTTGGTGCGAAGGGGGAGAAGGGGGTGATTGCTACGCCGTTGTTGGCTGTGAGCGTAAACGGACTGCTGCTGTTATCAATGAAGCGATTGTTTTGGAGTGTTAAAACTCTTGTACTAGCATCATTAGTAAAGGGTGACGTTGGAACTGTTGTTAGGTTAGACCGGATTGTTGTTGATACTCTAAAGTTTGATATATATCCGGCCATGTACTGCGGCGACCAATTAACCCCAATTGCAGTTAGTGATGTACCAGAATCAATAGACCCGCTAGCAGTTAATCCTGTTGTTGCGGAACCGTTCACATACAAAGAAACTGATGATCCTGTTCTCGTAGCGGCAACATAATTCCATCGGTTTGCAATTACGGTTCCTGATGAACTTGTTAAATAAGTTCCTGCACACTGAAACGCAATATTTGAACCATCTGTTTGAAATGAAGTTCTTCCTGCTGAAGCCCCACCATTCGTTTGGGCATAGATGACGTTGTAAACACCTGCTGCCACAGACGTTGGGTAAACCCAAGCCTCAATCGTAAAGTCACTTGTTGCAGGAATTATCTGCGATCCTGAAGCAAACGACACATTGTCATTCGACCCATCAAAGTAAGCACCCCACCCCGTCTGTGAGAACGGGCTAAAGGTTCCCTGCGTTGTGTCGCCGTTGCGGGTGATGGTGAAGTTGTTAGTGGACGAGTCTAGGAACGTGTTGTTCTGTGCGCCGTTGGTGCCGTTGCCTGGCAACAAAAGTGACACTAAATTAAAGTATTGATCTTTAATCAGGCCGGACGTGAACCCATAAACGTTGGCAATTGCCGCGCCAAGTGTTGAAAGAACAGGCATGTTTTCTGCTCCTTAAGCAAACTTGGTTTGGCTCGCCAAAATCGTGTAAGTGCTGGCGGCTGTCTTCACAATGCTAAACACATAAGCATCAATGGATGACGCATTACCCGCTGAAGGCGCCGTTCCTTGTTGCCACTTCACGCTAACATTAGTCGTTGTACCGTCAACCTGGAAACCAGTCGGGTAGTAAGCCGTTGATCCATTCGTTACCAGGAATGCGCAAGTGATTGACTGGTTCGTTGTGATGAAGTTATTGAGCGTTGTTGCGGCATCACCGCGAAAGTTAAACGTCCAATTGGCTGAAGCGTTTGATGTGTAGTAATTAACAGCACGCTCGGTCAGATCAACGTTTACCGTTCCCGTTGCTTGTGTAGCTGCAACATTAGCCGTTTCAACCACGGGTTTAATTACCATCTTGCCTGATGCCGTTACAACGTCCGTTGTTGAATCGCCAAGCGTTGCATTGCCTGATGCGGTAAGTGTTGTGAATGCACCGGCACCAGCAACGGTTTGACCAATTGATACACCGTTGATCGTTCCTGCGCCCGTCATGTTCCCGCCAAGCGCAAGCGTCTTACCTGATCCAACGTTCAAGCCAACGCTTGTGCCGCCACCCGCTGATGCGAACAACGCATCAAGCGTATCCATGTTTGTGTTGAGTTTGTAACCCCATGTGTCCGTTGACGCGCCAACTTCTGGCTTGGTAAGTGAAAGGTTACTGGTTGTTGTATCGGCCATGATTTACCTCGTTAGGCGGCATCCCGCCATGGTGAATTGATTGGCGTCCATGTGTTGGACGGATCTGTGATATTTGTCCAAGTGGTGGTTACAGGTGCAACAGGTTCCCATTTCAAACCGCCGTCGGCTGACATGCTTGTTGTCTCTT